GGATGATCTTCGGCCAGTCGGTCGGATCGTCTCCAAACTCCGCGATGTAGCTGGCCCGCGTCATGCTGGAGACCACGAACGCGAACCGGGCGTCGGACTTGTCCTGGCGCTTGGCGTTCAGGTCGAAGTACACGCTGGAGTCCGCGTCGAAGATTGGCTCGATGCGGATGCGCTGGCGCTCGTTGTCCGGGTCGCCCTCGTCCTCGTAGACAGTGCGCAGGCGCCATGCCCCAATGCCGCCGCCCACGGCCTCCTCGAAGGCGTTGTCATAGGCTTCATCGGCCACGCTGTCCTGCTCGTCGGCCCGGTACAGGGCGTCGCAGGTCTCGGCCAGCTTGTCGGCCTCCGGGCCGCCGCCGTCCTTCGGCGTGAAGTCCACCGTCACGCGGTTGGCGCGGTACTCGTTGATGATGCGGATCACGGACAGGTGAACCTTGTTCACCTCCATGCGCGGCTTGTTCTCGTAGATGTCGCGCAGCGGGCCTTCCCACTGGCTGCCGGCCAGGCTGTAGAAGCGGCGGTCCTGCAAGCACTGCAAGCGCTCGTCGCGCAAGGCGGTCTGAATGTCGTTGAACTGCCGCAGCGCTTCCTGATGCAGGTTCATGAGCCTCTGCTCGGTGGATATGCGCGCCATGCTGGCTCCGATTGATTTCCTTGCCGGATTATGCTACCAGCGGCTTGTAGTAGGCAATGGCACCGCTGACACCTGCCGCGTGACCGCTGCGGCACGCCTCATGCCCTCGCAAGCGTACCTCAATGCGTCAATGACGTGATTGTGCTTGTCCTGCAGCACCGGCAGTATCTGGCCTGTCAGCGGATCGCTCTTGTACGAGTAGTGCGTCAGCTCGTCAATTGTGTGCAGGCAGCGCGGGTGCACCACGATGTCGTAGGACTTCAGCCATTCGATGCCCTCCTCGACGCTGCGCGGGCCTTTGACGGCTGACAGGATCTTTGGGAACCCGTGCTTGCGCATGTGGCTGATGGTCTCTGGCCTTGAACTGTCGGCCACCATGGGCCATTTCTCGGCCTCTGGCACGGTCATGAACAGGTCGGGCGTGTTCATGATCTCGCAGCCCACCATATAGGCTTCGTGGTCGATGTAGAGCGTCCTGCCGACAACGTGGCAGCGTACCAGCACCGTCGGGTCGGTGGCGAAGCCCCAGTCGGCGCCCAGGCGGTGAATGGCGTCCTTCGGGGAGTCGAAGTCCTCGACGCGCCAGTTCTGGAACACGCGGGCCGTGCTGTTGCTGACGTAGCCGCCGCGCCAGACATGCGCGTACTTGTCCGGGTCTCGGCCACGGTCGTATTCCATCTCGGCCCGCAGGACGTCAGGAAACCACGGGTTCTGGTCGAAGTTCACCTCGACCACCACGGCGTCAGGCGGCGGCTTCGGGCCGCGCAGCAGCTGGTCCACCGGGTCGGAATCCTGGCTCGGGTTCCAGGTGAACCACAGTTCTGAGTCCGGCTTGCGGATCGTCGGCCGCAGCAGGTCCAGGCTGCGCTGTGAAAGGCTCTGCGCTTCCTCGACCCAGGCGCGGTCGTAGCCTTCGAGGGACTTGATCGAGTCCGCTGTGTGGTTCTGCATGCCCTGGAAGATGATCAGCCCGTCGCCGCGCTTGGACTTGATCACGGCCTCCTGCACTTCGAAGTAAGCGCCCGCGTTCAGAGCCTCGATCTTCAGTTCTAGCAGGCGCTTGACGGACTGGCTCAGGGACTTCTGCACCTCGCGCACGCAGACGCTGCGGCTGGTCGGGTCCATGATGTGCGCCTCAACCATGGCCTCTGCGAAGAAGTGCGACTTGCCAGAGCCTCGGCCGCCGTGAGCGCCCTTGTACCGCGCCTGGCCCAGCAACGGCAGCGCCCACTCAGGGGTTTCGATGCGCAGGGTGGTCACTTAACCACCACGCGCTCGATGCGATGCACCAGCGGAGATTCTTTATCGCCGCTGATCTCGATTTTCTCGCCGTATTTCTTCGGCGCGAGTTTCGATAACAGCCACTTGCGAGTATCTACCTGGAGTTTGTGCTTTTGCACAGCGGCCCAATCCTTCCGGCCATCGGGGGTTTCTCCGACATCAACGTCGGATAACTCCATGACCTCTTGGGCGATGCGCTCGACGAAGTTCTCACGCGCCTGCGCGTACCTGTCGGCCAGCTCCGCGTCCTTCCCAACCCACAGCATGAACGTCGGCATCGGCACGCCGGCCTGCTGGCAAGCCTTGAAGCAGCTCATGCCAGAGTCCATAGCCTTGATGACCTTCTCCGCGACTTCGGCCCGCTCAGGGCTTCCTAGCTTGGTCGGTTTGTTTGCCATGTTTGCTCCTATGTTAGTCGTCGCTTACATTTTCACTGGCACAGCTTGCACAGGATGGCACAGGTAATTTTCCATTGCAGCCCAACCTTTCTTGCGTGTGTGTGTGTGTGCATGTGCATGTGTAATCATATGCGTTTTATCCTGTGCCATCTTGTGCCAAAGGCAAATAGTGTAATGAAAACAAAGAGTTACAGCAGATTTGCGATGTTGTGCCAAGTGCTTTTAATCCTGTTCCAACTTGTGCCGGCACAGGATTGAAGCCGAGACCATCAAACCTGCTGCGCCTCCCACTTCCATTTCTCTGTCAACCTGATGCCTGTGTACAGATTCAATCTTGTGCCATCTTCTCTCGGTTGCGCTCTTGAGATGCTCGAAAAAGCAGCAGACAGCTGCCGTCCGAAGCCGACTTTTGTGCCTGGATGGTCTCGGCCTTGGAGCTCGCACCAGCGTTTCCAGGCCCTGAAGATGTCGTCTCTGTTGCACTGCGCTGCAACCTCCAGCACGCAGCAATCCTCAACGAAGCTGCGCACTGGGCTGGTCTGCTCCAGCAGGTCGGCGGCCAGATCGTCGGCCGAGCTGGGGCGCTGGAAGTAGCCACGATTGCGAAGCCGCTCGAGGCCGTCGAGCGCCCACAAGACGATACCTGGAAGCTCTTTCAGGAGCCTGGATGTCAGGCCTTGGTCTTCCTGTCCCAGGAATGACTTGGTGAGCTTGAACATCAGGAATCTATTGGCCAGGGCTGCGGAGGCATCGGAGAATGCCGGCAACTCGTTGGTGGCCAGAACAAACCTTGCTGGCAGTTTCCCTGACCACGGCACGATATTCTTCCGGTCAATAGTCAGTGCATCCTCGCCAGATATTCTCAGCAGGTTTTCTACGATGGGTTGCTGGTCTGCTCGGCCCGAAAGTCGGGCGTCGGAGATGAGGGCCAGGCGCTTGCCGATGAGAGGCTGCAGGCCGAACTGCGTGCCCAGCGAGGCCAGGGACGGGCTGACGCGGTTGTGATAGCCCACCAGGGCCTCAAGGACGCGCAGGATGGTTCCCTTGCCGCTACGAGGCGGGCCTACCAGCATGAACATCTTTTGCTGGCCTGTGTCGTCCGTCAGGAGGTATCCGAACATCTCTGCCAGAGCCTGCACAGATTCAGGATCGGATGGCCACAGTGAAGCCAGGAAGTCCAGCCACTCGCTGGGTTCGCCTGCTTTTGAGTCGTAGTCAAAATCTAGCGCATTGGTTACCCACATACGATCTGTGCATGAAACCAGCGCACGGGTCGGATAGTGGAAGAATCCATTGCGGAAGGCCACGATCTCATGCGCTGGCATGTCACCGTCTCGCGCTTCAATCCACACCTGCGGGTCTGGAAGGTCGGCATAGCAGACGGCCCGCAGGGCGTGCGCCACATCGTTGACGTTGGCTGCCTTGGGGTTGTACGGAACCAGCGTCAGCTTGTCGGACTTTGGCTCTGGCTTCCAGGTGTTGCACTGGGCCATGAACCGATACAGACGCTGTTCGATGTAGACGCGATCACGAACGACGTACCGCGTGCCATCCCAGGAGAAGAACTCGCCGCGCCAGAACACGATGCGGCCGCCCTCCGGCAGGCTTTCATGGAACACCTCGGCTGTCTTCATCGGCGTGGCGTTGCTGATGATCGGAGCGTTTTCCTCGCCTGGTTCTGTGATCTCGCCGGTTTCGGCATCGACGACAGGAGTTGCATGCTGCCGTTGAACCGTGAGAGGTTTCGGCCTCCTCGGCTCCAGTTTCATGCCCATCTCTTCGGCGGCAGCCTTGACCGCCTTGCGGATATCCCCGCCGTGCTCGTAGTACCGATACAGATCGAACGCGCCCACCAGCTGGCCGCTCTCGTCGCTGCACAGCGGGTCTGATGCGTGGTGAATCCAGGCTTTGTCGTCGAAGATCACAACGCCGGCCAGGCCAGTGCTGGAGTGCGGCGAAAGCCAGCGCTTGCCCTGCTGGCGATAGCCGTACTGCGCGAGAGTTGCTTCGATGCTGTGCGCCTGGTCATAGGCGTCGATGACGCTCGGCGTGGTATCGTTCCCAGACGGGATGCGATGTTTCGCAGGCTTCGGTGTCGGCCGCTCAGGTGCCCACGGGCACAGACCCTGAAGTTGCGGCTTGAGAGCGTCCCAGTTTTTCCATAGGGACAGCAGCCAGGCGGGAGGCTCTGGAATGACGCCGTTGGGTTTTGTCAGCCAGATGTAGGGCTGGTCTGTCTTTGGGTGAATGCTGGGTGGCAGGACGTCTTGCACTTGCTCATCGACTGCGCCGCGAATCTCGAAGACGGTGATGCGCTTGTAAGGCTCCGCCTCAATGTCTCGAATCCTCTTGCCCTCTTGCAAATCTCCTGCGGCCTCGGCAGCAACTGCTTTTGCGATGATGCTGTCAAAAATTTTCCCGTCAGGGTCCAGCTTGTTGGGCCAAGCAATCGACTTGCGATGGAACTCCATGCCATCCGGTGCCCGGAACAGAATCCGAAAGTTCGGAGCCTTGCCCTGCACCGTTGGCGCCTCGTTGCGCAGCTCATCGACATTCCATCCAAATTCGTCGCAGACGATCTGCATCGCCTCGATGTTGTCAACGTCTAGCGTGACAAGCCGCGACGGACCGAGTGCAACGCCGATGTTCCACGTCGGGTGCTGTTCGTAATACTTCCGCGCCGCTTCTGGCGTTGTCAAACAGTCTTTGAGTCCCCAGCCCTTCTTCAGTGGCCGCTTTGTCTTCGGCGGCAGTGGCACCAGTGTGAGCCCGTATTTGCGCACATAGGCGGCGGCGAAGTCTGCGGTGGTGGCCATGCTTAGACCTCACTTCCAGAAGACCGCATGCGCTCCCTATGCTCTGCGTGAGTCTGAACATGATGCTTTGTGCACAGCCAGACAACTGAAAGCGGCAAATCATAGGCCACATGATGTGCTTCTGATTGCTCCAGCCCGCAGATTTCGCATGGAAGTCTTTTCAACTTTCCGTCCCTGATGGCATTGCTTGTGATATGCCTTGCCAGTTGCCGATCTGGGTGCTTTTCGTCGTAAGCAATGCAGGCCTTCCGGTGTGCCTTTTTTCCAGCATCTGAACGTATGTAGCTGAGACGGGCTTCAACCCTGTGCTGGCTTTTGTCTCGCAGCCTGTCGTATGTTTTTATGCGCTCCAGATTCTCTGCTCTGTGCTTTTTCACCCTACTGCGTACACAAACCTTGCACTTGTTCAGATGGCCATCTGCCATCATAGGGTGCGCGTAGAAATCGGATAGCGGCAGCTGAGCGCTGCATTCCTTGCAGGTCTTCACTTGCATTTCCCTTATGCAAATCCCAAAAAAAGATGGGGCGCAAGGTGGGATGCCTTGTGTTCGGTAGCTAGCCTAGCCCCTCTTAAATTATCGATTAGAACGGTACCAAATCGTCCTCCATATCGTCGAAGTTCGTCTTCGGCTTCGCCGCCGCCTGGCGCTCCTGCTGCGCCCGCTCACGAATGGCCATGGCATCGCGCTGATCCTGGGTCATGCGGGCGGGTGCTGGTGCAGGGGCCGGGGCTGGTGCAGCGGCTGGCGTACCCCAATCGCCCTTCGGTTGCACCGACAGGCTCATGTACTTCTGGCCCGCCAGCTTGGTGCCGTCGCGCCCTTGCTTGATCCAGGCCGACAGCCAGTATTCGCGGCCGTCGACGTTGATGCTGCCCCGGTAGTCCGGGCGGCTTTCGTTGCCCTGCTTGTCGTTCTTGGCCAGAAGGCCGCTGTTGGTGTTGTCGTAAGTTGTCATGGTTCCTCTATGGTGATGCGGCTGCGCCGCTTGGTGATGGGCCTGCGGCCCAGGTGAAACTGATGGCAGTGTGGGCAGTGGTAAATCTGCCGGCTGCGGCCACGGCGCGAGGCGCGTTCGCCTACGCGCTGGGCCTGAAGAAACGACGCGAACGCGATTTTTCCAGTGCAAGCACTGGCGCGGTAGTCGTCATCGACG